CTAATTCTTCTACCTAACAACCACTACGCATACCTTTCTGCTCTCCTGCTGCTGCGCTCCGCGCAGCTCCTCTCTGCTCCCCAGCTAATTGTTGCACTATTGCAATAAAATAAATTAATTAAATTAGTTATGTCAGTATTTTTTAGAAAGTTGAGAGTGAATGATAGCACAGGAACAGCTACCATTATTGTTACATCTGCACCTATTGTAAGTAAAATAGGTACGTTAGCAGGCATCAGTGTTGGAACAAGAACCCAAAGTAATATTACATTTGGTGTTCTTAGCCTCATTGATCCAGTGACTAACTCAGTAATGAAAGCCAATCATCCTACAATTGCACAACTACAAAAAAAGTTGAACGCAGGAGATGAGATGCCAGGCTTTAAATTATCTGATAATAGAGTAGTTGACCTTGTAACAGGGGAAGAAACTACACTCTATTGGGTGGAAGCAGTCTAATTGGAGAGGGATGGTTACTAATCATCCCTTTTCTGTTTTATTTAAAAGAATTTTGTATTCATTTGTGTGTTACTGTTTATGTGGGTGATCTCTATTGCCTATATCTATACTCTAATCACACTCATAATTATAGTTACTGCTACTATTATATATATAGCTAGCATTACTACTCATATCACTCAAACATAGTCTTGTTCCTCTCCTATATGATTCTTATCTCTCTCTATAGGATAAGAGCATTATCATCCGGGATCTTGTAAATATTAAACAATCTTATAAAAAACAACTAGTATGAAAACAACAAAAATTATGGTAGGATGTGTAATCACATTCCTTCTAACTTGGCTTACAATAGCCACTATTGCTTATCTGTTATCAAGTGTAACAGACTTCAAAACTTGTGCTACTAATGGTGGTACACTCATGTTTATGTTAATCTTTGGTTGGATACCATCTGTTATAGTTGGTGCTGATCTTGAAAAAAAATACAAAGATGAAGCCTAATCTACCAATTATAGCTGTTGTAATGTTCTTTCTCTATATCATAGTTGATATGGTGCAAGGACAATACAACAGAATTGTAGTCAATCAACCTGAATACAATCACATTGTAAGAATAGATACTTGTAGAGTTGTTACTGATACATTAGAAAAACCTTTCTGTATTTGGTATCAAGACAAGTTATATTTACCAGATCCTTATCAAGACTCAGACAAACAAATCCTTAATAACAAATAATATGCAAGCAATCATTTTAAATCCAGAACTGTTCATACAGTACAAATCAGAAATTGGAATTATGCTTTACACAGAAAATGACTCAAAAGAAGTTAATTTTTTCACTGGACATAAGCACATCAAAGTAGATCGTAGTCAAACAGAATTAGTCTCAATACAACAAATTGAAGATGCTGTAATTGCTAATGATCACCTTAGAGAACTAGCAGAAGATCACAATCTGGTAGAAATCCATCATGATGATGAACCTGAAGAATACATGGAGTATTACTCAAGCTTTAACTAACTAAAAAACCTATCGTAATGAATACGGTAGGTTTTAACTCAAACAATCTAAAACAAATAATCATGCAAAAAAATATCAAATTCTTAATCAAATTATTCTTTGTCATTGTACTTCCTTTAGTAGCATTAATTTATTATGTAACACACATTAGTTTACTATATGATAGAAGTATAATTCTTACTGCATTATCAGTAGTTCCATTGTTACTTATATTCTTTAATGCACTCTTTTATTCTTCTCATATGAGTAAAACCAAATTATTCTCAAGATGGTCAGCAACTATGTTTAAAGGCTTTGGCTTTATAATAGCACTTGATGATGAAAAAGAACTAATTATTGTAATTGGGTTTATAGGATTATCATTTAAGTATAAAGGACTTTTTAGTAAATAAAAAACTATCACGGGTGACACACTAACAGTACCAGTAATATACTATAGTATTATACTAGTAGTTAGGCCTTGTAAAACCATTGAATATTAGTGACTCAGCATATTTTCTATTTATACATTGTTTTGTATGCTGGGTTGCTTTATTCATATAAAAAAATAATTATGAATACATACAACATATCAAAAGACTTACTCAATAAAGTATTTGTTAGTCTTATTAACTCAGACAGTATTAAAAATTCTGCAAACAAAGATTCTATTAGCCATATACTATTAAAAGAATTACCAGAATATGCAATAGAAACTATAATTCATTTGACATTAACAGATGACCTTTATGTTCCTTTAGCTATTGGTGATCATTTTAAAGTAAAACCCATGAAGTATCATGAATCAAAGCATTATGAGACAGACATATTATGTGATATGGGTTTATGTGATGGAGAAGGTAACATATTTGGTTATGTAGTTAAAGATGGATCATGGTCTTCTACAGATTATAATCCTTTTTTTAGAAATCTTAAAGTCAAATTGTATTATCATAACACTAGCAGGGAAGTTACAGAATTTGAACAAGATCTTAACCCATTGGAATTAATCAGGATAGAAAAGTTAGACATTCCTTATTTTAATAAAACAGTAATAGAAGAACCAAGTATAAATCAATTAACTTTAGAACTCACTTAATTATGTCAAAAATCACAATGCCTTTATTAAAAATAGAATTAGATTCTTGGTTAGAATTAAAAAAATCTATGGATGCTACACCAAATGGTAAAATGACCAGTTTTGGAAAGTATATGAATGATAGATATGCTTTTAAAAGTGATGCTCTTCTTAATGAAGCAGATCATAACACAGCACTCTTATTAATCATGAGAGATCATGTCCAAGAAATCAACTAGATTTGGTATTGTTTCATATGAAGTAATATCAGATCCTAATTTATCAGCCCAAGCTAAAGCACTGTATTCAATGCTTGCTTGTTACGCAAACAAAGAAAGAACATGTTGGCCATCAATCTCCACACTATCAGATGACTTAAACATAAGTCAATCATCTACTAATAGATTGATTAAGGAACTTAAAACATGTAATTACATACAAAGAATAGGTAGAAAGCTAATCATAAAATAAAGTTAGCTATATATATGCTATTTATATTTTGCACTAAGTAAAAATAAGAAAAATTATAGCTCAAATAGCAATTATATTATTATACATTTGTTTACTTTACATAAATGAACAATAAATGATAATACAGTTGCCAAATGGACGTATAATTGAGTGCTCAGTAGAGCAATATTTATCTTTGTCTGATGATCAGGTTAAAGACTTAAACGGCCTTAGTGCAGGTTATACAAAAGAAGTGGGTGATCCATTTTATAATTCATTTTCAAAACCATTACGTATTCCCTTAAACATTGATGATGATTCATTAGATGATCTTATTGAAGATTATATCACAGAACATGAACCGGAACTACATGAGATAGAAGATTATAATAAAATGGAAGACACAGATTTTCATTCAGATGATATCTAACCCTTAGATACATTAAATCATTTATTATTCACAATTTAAAATCAAAAACAAATGCAAAGTAAAGTAAACATCATTGCTGATGACATGGGAAATGTTATCCGTCAGTCTAGTACAAATTCAGAATTTGGTCACGTTAGATTACAACAAGAAAGAGTAACCTTTGGTAACACTGGTTGGGTTAAGAAATCCGTATTAAGTACATTGTTACATGGTAAGTTAGAAGATTTGCAAAGCTTAGGCCTTGAAAATGTTAAATCATTACCTGGTAAAATTGTAATCAAAGAATCATTAGAGCCTTTTAACAACACAGATCCAGAAAGAGACTACAAATATGCAGGTGATACCGGTATTGTATGTTGTCAAGATGGTCAACCTATCTATAGGAAAACATTTTATGTAAGTGATACCACTGCAGAAGATGTGTTAGTTGCTCATACTAATGGTCAAGATATCAAAGAAGCTAATGGTGGTGGTTCATTCTTGAATAAAGCATCAGTTAAAGTTGATAAAGCTACATCAGCAGAAGCATTTGGTATCAATGTAAAAGAAGAAGAAGTAGTTGCTCCATCATTTGATGACATTGAAACTACTAATGAAGTTGAAGAGTTAGATCTTGTAGAAGAAGATACTTTTGAACTTTAATCCCTCAATATAATATAAAAGGTTTTCCATCAGAGGAAATTAAATAATGGCTATTTGTGCCTTAGCCTTTTGTATTTATATATTTCATTACAAACTTAAAACCTTATAACAAAACATGTATGCTATCTCAAGAACAATTAACTCAGCTTCAGACAGATGAATCAATAAGAATCATCAGCCTCCGTGAATCACGGTATCAGTATTATGGACTATTGGAAGAATACCAATTGCATCCACCATCAATTATTAATAACTTAAATTACAGTAAGTTAAATTCCTATCAACACTTCTTGTTTAAAAGAGTATTACACGGCCTTAATGTGTATAGCAAAGAAGAAATTGAAACTCTACACTGGGATAAAAAAAGAAGAATATCCAAAGTATGGAGAAGATCTCAAAGAGAGATTAATGCCTGGAAACAAACTATTTGTAACAGAAGAATTAATGACTTCTTCCGCAGAACATTTCATGGACCAACAGTAGAATACATTATCTCTGTACCAGAAGATGAAATATTGGAAGACTACAACAACACATTAACATTAAAAGATTTAGGTATTACTTATGAAGATGTAATCTTAAGGTTTATGTCTAAAGGTTTATTGCCAAAGAATTTCTTTACATTAAAAGAAAACCCACAAGCTTTAAAAACATGATTCAACAAAAAAGAAAACTATGTAACAATTGCAATACTGAGCAGTTCATTTGGAAAAATGATAAAGGCAGCCAGTATTGCAAAAGTTGCTGGTATAAATCAATGGAAACTAAAACACCATTGAAAGCTAGAAAACCTTTGAATCCAAAATCAAAGAGAATGCAAACTACTGACGCAGCTTATAGTATATTACGTAAAAAGTTTATGGAACAAAAGCCTATGTGTGAAGCTAAATTACATTGTTGTAATGGTTCATCAACTGATGTTCATCATAAGAAAGGAAGAGGTAAATACCACTTAAAGGTAAGTACTTGGTTATCAGTATGTAGGCCATGTCATACTTACATTGAAGAACACCCTGCTGATGCCATAGAACTTGGTTTATCAGATACTAGACATTAAATTATATCAAATGAGTGAGTCATTAAATTTAGAAGAAGCTAAAAACAACCTTATTAGGAGAGCATTACTAAAATTCAAAACACAAAGAGAAGCTGCTGAAGCATTAGGTTGTTCATCAAGACATCTTATTAATAAACTAAAAGAGTTTAAAATAAAAAGAGACAATACACTTTAATTATTTATTATATTTGTGTAATGGTTCAATAGCTCAACTGGATAGAGCAACGCCCTTCTAAGACGTAGGTTTCAGGTTCAAGTCCTGATTGAATCACAATTTTGCATGAATTTTACCTAAAATTGTATGCAATAAACTATCATATGTGACACTTTTAAAACCAAAAAACATGAGCCAAGTAAGATTTGACTATTTACTATCAAAAGTAAAAACAACAATTTAAAAACAAATAAGATTATGAAACCAATCAAAGAACAATACAAAGAAATAGTATGCGGATGGAATGAAGAGCGTACAGAAAATGTTTCCAATAGATGCACTGAAATAGCAGATGAATTTGCTATTGGATTCGGAGAATATTTAGATTCATTAACGTATCAAGATATGGGAGAATTTACTATTAAAGAACTATTAGAAATATATAAAAAAGAAAAAGGATTATGAAAAAAATAACAAGATCAGTAATTAAATTATCAGAATTACCAGAACATTTACAAAAGAATGATGTATTTGTTGGACATAAATTGCACACTTATGCTGAGTTTCATATTGATAGCTCAGAACAAGATCCTTTAACTTTATGGTTGATTGCACACTATCCTACAGTAAAACAAAAAATCAGTTTTCTTATTCATATTGATACAGAGCCAACAAAAGTATGGTATCCTCAATATGTAAACAATTTTGTTTACTTTTTAGCGGGTATTGGTGTTGCTGGTCTAGCAATCATTTTTGGTTTATGATAATCATATACATGAAACAAACCTTTGATATATTGGATCCAGAAACTGTAAAAGAACTTATGCTAATAGGCAAGGTTAAAAAGACAGAAAGTGGTGAAAAGTACTTGGTAGTTGAGGAAACTCAGGAAAAATAGGTTTTCATGGTGAAAAATGGGTGCAAATCACACTTTTACGTGAAAAATAGGTGCATAATTTATGCATATCACTTTTAATTATAAATAAACAACAAAAATTTAAACTTATGAAATTAATTAAATCAATCAAACACAAACTTAAACGTTTATTATTGAAGAAGTACCTGTGGTATAAAAAGAATTTTGTTAGCACTGACATGAAAGATGTGTTGTTAGCTCCAAATGAATTAAAAGCTTTGTCTATAGCTACTTATGTACTTAAAAATCCAAATTCAGAACTATCTTTATGTCCAATAACAGACAAAAGATACATTAAATACAATGACTATTTCATAGTTATTACTGAAGATAGAATCCAACTTGTTAATCATATATATGCTTATGATATATCTGTATCAGGTAAAAAATTCTATAATCTTAAGAAAAATTTTGACATAAGATTGTATAAAAAATTCAAAGGTATAGAAGATGAAATACTGAGTAATGTAAAACACTCATTAGATGCAATACTATCAAATATAAAAGAAACAAATGAATAGACAATTAGTACAGGAAGATGCATTAAAGATTGCATTAAATCATAAAAGATGTGGTTTGGCCATTAGTATGGGTGTAGGTAAAACAAGAATTGCTATTCAGCACTTCCAAAAGAATTATAATCCTTTTATAAAAGCATTAGTAGTTATCCCAAAGTTGTCTATTAAAGAGTCTTGGTTAGCAGAGCTAAAGAAACTTGATATACCAGAACTTGAAGATCATTTAACATTTACCACATATCTTTCAATAGGAAAACAAAACCCTAATGAATATGATATAGTATATTTAGATGAGTGTCACAATTTATTGGAAACACATGATTCATTCTTATCTAACTTTAAAGGTAAAATATTAGGTTTAACTGGTACACCACCAAAATACAATGATTCTGAAAAAGGAAGAATGGTAAGCGCGTATTGCCCAATTAAATACACTTTTACTATTGATGAAGCAACTGACTCAAAAATACTAAATGATTATCAGATAGTAGTACATGAATTAGAACTGTCAAAATTATTGACATTAAAAAAAACCAAAAAACAAGGTGGTTATTGGTGGACTTCAGAAGTAAAAGATTATGAATACTTTACCGGAAAGTGTGGTGAAGCTCAAACACTAAAAGCTAAACAGCTTTCAGCTATTATGAGAATGAGATGCTTGATGGAATATACAACTAAAGAAGATTATGTAAAATCATTACTTAATAATATAACAAGTAAGTGTATTATTTTTGCTAATACTCAAAATCAAGCAGATAAACTATCAAAACATAGTTACCATTCCGGGAACCCTAAAAATGAAGAAAACTTAGAGTTATTTTCAGATGGTAGAATTGATAGATTGTCTTGTGTATTACAGCTGAGTGAAGGTGTTACTATACCAAATTTAAAACAAGGTATTATTATGCATGCATATGGCAATGAAAGAAAAACTGCTCAAAGAATTGGAAGACTACTTAGGTTAAATCCAAAAGAAAAAGCAACATGTCATATTTTGTGTTATAAAGGTACTCAAGATGAATATTGGGTTCAAACAGCTCTAAAAGATTTTGACCCAAAGAAAATTAAATATTTTAATCCTTTAAGCAAATGAAATGTTCAGAGTGTGACGGAGACGGCACAATAACAGTTATGAATTGCCATGACTATAGCAATGAATGCTGTGGTGGATGTTATAAAGAAATAATGTGTGATGATTGCCAGGGAACTGGTAGTGTTTATTCAGAAGATGATGATGAGGAAGAAGATTATCCATGTGATATAATTAATGAATTTTAAATCATGAATGTATTATGTATAGATGATAAAAACCTTCCCCAAGGTGCATCAGTTAAAGAAGGTACAGAATATGAAGTTATTGAACAGTATATTAATGCTATGGAACAAAGAGTTTATATCATTAAAGGTATTGTTAATGAAGGCCGGACCCAGTTTGGTTTACATTGGATTGGTTATAGAGCTGAAAGATTTATACCACTAACAGAAAAAACTGTAGAAGTTTATGATGAATATGAAATGTTTATTTAAAAAAAATACAATTATGGGAAAAATGAAAGAAGTTTTTATGGAAATGATTGAGCATGAATACAAAGGTGATCATGACGCATATTTAGAAGATATGGCCAGACAAAGTTGTGAAGAGTTTAGTTATGTAAATGGGCAACCTTGTCCTAATTGTCATAATTATACACTTCATAGAAATGAAACTGAAGCAGCATGTGATGCATGTGGTCAAGAGTTTGTTTATGTTGAATCAGCTTTAAGGTTTAAGTAATATGGAAAAAGAATTTATACCTTGGGATGAATCATTAGCTTTAAAAGAATTTGGTTTTGATGAAGTTTGTTTATATCAATATTATTTGTCTGATAATAATAAAAACATGTTAGAATATTATGAAAATGGTATAACAAATACAGAACTTGATGATTTAACAGATAAAATAGATGAAGAAAATATTGAATATGGAAATGAACTTCAAGGTCCATCTTGTACAGCAGTGTTATATCAACAAGCATTTAAATGGTTTGATAAAAATACTGATTTTAGAGGTTTTGTAGTAACTACAACAGACGGAAGTAGTTTTGGTTGGGCAACAATAGATCTTTTTACTAAAAAGAAAACAGCATGTGAAATAGGTTATTCTTTAAGACAAGAAGCAGAACTAGAATGTATTAGAAAATTAATAGAAATAGGAAAAGAAGAATTATGAAAGATAGTTTATTTGTTCAATGCACTGTAAAAAATGGTGCATTGGACTTTCCAATCAAAGCTTTGGGAAACAAGTATCAAAAGTTTCTTAATGATCTACCTGACGGAGCTAAATTAGAAATATTTATTGGTATAAGTGGTGACAAAGGAAGTAATCCTCAGTTGGCCAGACTGCATGCAATGATTAGAGAAATAGCTCAAGAAATAGGATACACTTTTGAAGAAGCTAAACTAGTGGTAAAAAGAAAAGCAGGACTCTGCTTTACAAAAAATAAAGAAGAGTACTGCAAGTCTTTTGGTCAGTGTGATAAGGATGAACTAAACCTGGCTATTCAAGCCTGTATAGAAATTGGAGATTTTAGTGGAATGCAATTAAGATAATTAGTTTACAACTTTTATCTTATCTTGAAGTTCTTTTAACTTTTCAGTTATATCTTCATCATTATTCATCATTGTTGCAATTTCTCTTAATTCTTCTACAGTTGCTGTAGTTTCAGTTTTTTTAGCTAAACCTTGTTCATTTGCAAGGTATTTGAATAACTGCAAAAGAGAAAATAAAGTATAAATATCAGATTGTTCTACGGTAAGTTCTAAATTAACTTTTTCATCTTCTTCTTTATCAAGATTTTGTTCAAATTTTTTGAACATTTCAGGTAATTTAGCAGGACCTGGTGAATAATTTAATAATTTATCAGTTAAAATTCTTTGAAGCCCTGGAATATAGGCTGTTGATACTGAAATACCTTTAATGGTATCATTAAAGTCATATGTATCAAATGTTTGCAATTTGTTTTCTTCAGTTGCCATAATTAATTAGTTTTATTAAACAAATATACAATTAAAAATAAAAAAAATGGAATCCACCATAGATAAATTTAAAAATCAAATTAAAATTGATGCAGAAACATCAGAATGGAATACAATACTTAATCCTTTTGTAGATAGCCCGTCATTTGATAATGTCTTTAATTTCTTAGAATCAGCTGTTAGCAATGGTCAAAGATTTACTCCACCATTCAAAGATGTATTTAATGCATTTAAAGAGTGCACATATGATAATCTTAAAGTTGTTATAGTAGGACAAGATCCATATCCTCAATTAGGATCAGCAGATGGTTTAGCATTCAGTTGCTCAAAAAAAGGTAAAGCTGAAAAGTCTTTGCAGTATATAAATAAAGCACTGGATACAGACCATACAGATTTAAAAATTTGGGCTAATCAAGGTGTATTACTTATTAATACAGCATTCACTGTTGAAGTTAATAAGATTGGTTCACACTATAACTTGTGGAAACCATTTACAACTTATTTATTTAGTAACCTCAATAAAAATAAGAAGAATACAATTTTCATATTAATGGGGAAAAAAGCTGAAGAATGGGAAACATTACTACCTGATTGCAAAATACTTAAATGTTCACACCCAGCGTCAGCTGCATATAAAGGTGGTGAATGGGACCATAATGATGTCTTTAATAAGGCAAACTTAGAACTAAAAAAACAAGACAAACCTTTGATTATTTGGTAAATTTTGTTTATTTTTGTTATCCGGCTTTTAAATTATACATCTGATAATCAAACACTTATAATAAAACCAAACCCTATGTGGCAACTATTTCAGATAATGCTGAAGAACAATTTAACACCAAATCAAGTACTATTATTATTTGGAATAAAGCAAGGAGTATCTTTGCCTCAAGTTACAAATGATGATAAGCTGGCCTTAGAAAGATTAGGCTATTTGACTTTAGATAATGGTAAATATACAATGAGTGCTGAAGCTAAAAGCTTAATAGTACATTTAGATAATTATTTTACAAAAGCAAAAAAGAAAACTGATGCGCAATTAATGGGTCAGGACTTTGTTGATAAGATAAATATCTATAGGGAAATCTTTCCAAATATAAAACTTCCCAGTGGCAAACCAGCCAGGGTTAATGTGAAGATGTTATCTGAATCATTCAGATGGTTATTTGAAACATATGATTATACTTGGGACCAAATTATAAAAGCTACTAAAATGTATGTAAATGAGTACAGAGATGCACAATACATGTACATGCAAACTAGTCAATACTTTATATGCAAACAAGATAAACACAAAGTAAAGTCATCTACGTTAGCAGACTACTGTGATATGATTAGAGATGGTATAGAAACAGAATCCAAACACTTTAAAGAAAACGTAATATAATGAAAACAGAAATTGCAATCACAATAATTTATGCTGCTATAGTAGTAGCATTATTAGTAGGAGAAGTTAAATGCATTATCAAAGCTGTCCAATGTAATTGGGAACCAATAGGTAAAGCTGAGATCTTTTATACTGCAGCAAGTGTAACAGGACTTGGAGCAATAGTAGGTTATATTAACATACAAGATAAATAAATTATGAGACCAGAAAAAGTAAATGAAGCACTTGACAAATTAAATCTTATTATGGAAGATTTTATAATGTTGAGAGATGGTGCTTGGGAACCTGATGAAAAATCTTGTAATGCAAGTATACAAAATGTTCAAGATGTAATAAATATTATAGAAAATGAGTAAACCAACAGAATCATGGATAGGTCAATATGCTGCCTTTAATGAAGCATTGAAGTATATGCATGCTAGATCAGTGGGTGAAGAAAAGTCTATTTATACACCATGGCCTAAGTTTAATGATGCTACAACTGATGGTTTAGAATGGAATACATTAACTGTTGTTGGTGGAAGACCTGGTTCAGGTAAAACACTTATTAAAGATCAAATCATAAGAGAATCTTTTGCTTTAAATCCCAATGATGATTTTAGAGTATTAGAATTTCAATATGAGATGGTTGGTAGAACCTCAGCAATTAGAGAATTTTCATCAGTCACTGGTAAAACTTATAAAGAGTTATGTAGTGCAGGAAGTTTAGTTACTGCTGATGTACTTAATACTTGTCATCAGTATGCTAAACAAAGAGTTAAGCATCCTGTGGACATAATTAGTACCCCAATGACTGTAAATCAAATGCGTGAGCAAATTGATATGTATATGCATCAACATAAAGGCAAGAAGACTATTATTACTTTAGATCACACAATGTTGGTTAAAAGAGCACCTTATCAAAACAATTCATTAGATATGTTATTTGAATTAGGTGAGTTCTTTACACAATGTAAACGTGACTATCCTTGTTTATTTATTGCACTATCACAACTTAATAGAAATATTGATAATCCTGAAAGAGCAATAGATGGTAAGTATGGTAATTATATTCTTGAATCAGATATATTTGGTTCAGATGCAATGCTGCAGCATGCTGATACTTTAATTGGTATTAACAGACCGGCAAAGCAAAAGATTAGATTTTATGGCCCAGATAGATATATCATTGAAGATGATAAAACTATAGTATTACACTTTCTTAAAGCAAGAAATGGTGATACTAGAATGAGTTTCTTTAAAGCTAAGTTTGAATCAATGCAAATTGAAGAAATGTCAACACCCGCAGTTCAAGAAAGAAGATAGTATGAAAGACACAGCAAGAATATATGTAAAGAGTCTTATTTTATCTCAGTTATTACTTGAGACCAATGATGAATTAGAAGGAACACCTTTCTATGATACAAGGCTTAATACAGATGTAAAAAGAGTTGAGAAAACTTTAGTTAAACAATTAGATAAACAATTTATGAATATATATAATGCAAATCCTGCATTAATACATAATATAATGGTTAAAACTGAGACTTTAGTTAAAAAGCTATCAACCTGTGAAATTGATGATTTAACAATGCTTGACTTTGTAATTGACAAGTATTTAGAAAACAAAAATTGGATATTAGAAAACATTGAATTACCAATTAAACCCTTGAGAAATGTTTAACACAAAAAATTTAGAAACAACAAATAAAATGGCACAAATTACAGTTGAAGAACGTAAAGCAAAAACAAGTGCATTAAGAGAAGAACATCAGGAGTATTTCCAAACTAATGGAATACCTAATGCATTGTTCATTCCTAAATGTGCATATAGATCATCAGGAAAAGATGAGTTACATGTTAGTTTTTTTAAAAGTGAGTTAGAAAAAAATGAAGATATTTACACTGAATTTGTAAGTATTCAACAAGATTCTGAAGATCCTAAAAGAACATTGTATTTAATAGAACATAACCCTGATTGGGAAGGTAAATTAGAAAAAAGAGTGAGTGCAAATGGTTATGAAACTTATTTGATTCCTGTTAGTAAATTAAAAGTAATTAATGATGTAATTACTAGAAGAAAACAAAATTTCAATTATGACTTTAGTAATCCTGATTTACCAGATCCAGATAAAACAGAAGCACCCGGATTAGTAGAAGCTTTAGTTGATATTAATAAAACACTTAAATCAATTCAATTAACATTAAATAGTATCCTTAATAAATAATAAATATGGCACAAAGTGTATTAATCTAAAAAATTATATTATATTTGTAGTATGGAAACAAAAAGAACATATTACTTATACAGACACATTAGAACTGATATAAATTTGCCATTTTATATTGGTATTGGCACAATTCATTTTTCAAATTATGAATTTAATACAGATATCAATAAATATAAAAGAGCTTATGATAAAAATAAAAGATCTAAGTTTTGGAAATCAATTGTAAATAAAACTGAATACACTGTGGAAATTTTATTTGAATCAACCAATAAAACCATCATTGAAAATAAAGAACGTGAATTTATTAAACTTTATGGTAAAAGATATGATAAAACAGGTTTACTTGTAAATCTTAATGATGGTGGAATTGGTTTAACTGGTAGATTACATTCTGAAGAAACTAAAAAAAAGATGAGTGAATCTAGAAAAGGTAAAATTTCAGGTATGAAAGGTAAAAAACATTTAGAAGAAAGTAAAAAACTTATAAGTGAAAAACACAAAAACAAAAAGTTATCAACAGAACATAAAGAAATATTAAAAAATAGAATGTTAGGTTCTAATAATCCAAGTTTTAAATTTAATGATCAACAAATTAAAGAAATACGTGATTTATACAATGATAAAAAAAATAATAAATTAAATCAATCAAAAATTGCACGTATATTTAATACCTATCAAGGTACAATAAGTTCTATAGTAAAAAATAAAAAAAGAGTAATAAACAATTAAAAACAAAAAATTTTGGCACAATCAATTCTTATCATTGCTGACTCAGGTACAGGCAAGTCAACGTCAATTAGACATCTAAATCCTGAAGAAACTTTTGTAATCAATATTGCAAACAAACCACTACCTTTCAAAGGTTGGAAAGGGATGTATGCTGGAATTTCAAAAGAGAATCCAAAAGGTAATTTAGCATCATCATCTTCTGCAGCAGGAGTTATTAAAGCTATTTTACATGTTAATGAAAAAATGCCACACATCAAGACTTTAGTTGTAGATGACTGGCAATATATGAGTTCTTTTGAATATTTTGATAGAGCAAATGAAAAAGGTTATGAGAAATTTACTCAAATTGCAGCAAACTTAGCTCAGGTAGCTAAATTACCTAAAGATTTGAGAGATGATCTAACTGTATTCTTTTTGACTCACTCAGAAGATGCAACTGATATTAATGGTAATAGAAAAATTAAGGCAAAAACAATTGGTAAAATGATTGATAATACCTTAACTTTGGAAGGCCTATTTTCTATTGTTCTATTTGGTAAAGTAAGTAAAAATGATGATGGTGAACTTATCTATGGTTTTGAAACTCAAAATAATGGAGAGAACACATGCAAATCACCCCAAGGTATGTTTGAAGAACGCTTCATCCCAAACAACCTGCAATATGTAAAAGATTGCATTAAAAAATATGAAGAATAATAACAAATCAATTAATTAAAAAAAAAGTAATAAT